TCTATGGTAGCTGCAGGTAAAGCCTCTAAAGGCGACGGCAAAGACGTAGATCATAAAAAACCTCTGTCTAAAGGTGGTTCTAACGGAACTTCAAATCTTCGAGTAGTCTCTAAGTCTACTAACCGTTCATACAAACGGAATAAGAAAGGTGGCATAGCCTAATGGAAAGAGTTCTTACAGCAGAGGTTATCGAAGGTTTCTGTAATGCTGCTTTGCGTAAGAACTTTGATAATCCTAGTCCTATCCCGGACTTCCACAGAGAATTGTGGACATACTGTTGTGACAGGTCTCGTTACGTAGCTATTGCAGCTCCTCGTGGTCATGCCAAGTCAACTGCAGTTACTCACACATATACGTTAGCTGCTTGCCTCTTTCGTGAACGAGACTACGTTCTGATCGTATCTGATACTGTTACTCAATCTATCCAGTTCTTGGCAGACATCAAGAAAGAGATTCAGGATAACGAAGATATTCAACAACTCTTTGGTGTACAACTTCCCTTTGTAAAAGACACTGAAGACGATGTTATTGTGGAGTGTATGGATGGTCACCGATTCCGAATCCAAGCAAAAGGGGCAGAACAAAAGCTCCGGGGTCTTAAGTGGAACAATAAACGACCTAACCTCATTGTCGTTGATGACCTTGAGAATGACGAGGCCGTGGTCAACAGAGATCGCCGAGAAAAACTTAAACGCTGGTTTAATGGTGCTCTTCTTCCCTGTCTCAGTGACACTGGTATCGTACGAGTTGTGGGAACAATTCTTCACCTCGACTCGTTACTCGAATCGTTGATGCCTGAGAATCAACTCAACACAACTAACAAACAAAAGTTCTTAGTACAAGAAGAACTCAAAGAATATACAAATCACAGGACTCCTTGGAAGTCTGTAAAGTACAGAGCACACAACGAAGACTATTCAGCTATCCTCTGGCCTACTCGGTTCTCCAAAGAGAAACTCAAACTAGAAAAAGAGAAGTACATTCAACAAGGGATGGTAGACCTCTACTCCCAAGAATTCTTGAATGTTCCTCTCGATGAATCTAACACTATCTTCCGTAAATCTGATTTTCTTCCTGTTAAAGAAGAAGATCGTAAAAAACGTTTAAACTATTACATTACATGTGACTTAGCAATTTCTCAGAAACAAAGATCAGACTATACAGTATTCTGTGTTGCTGGTATGGATGAGGATGGCAGGTTACAGATTGTTAATGTACTCAGAAATCGTATGGATGCTGCAGAGATCGTAGATATGATCTTAGCACTTAACAGAACATACAAACCAATGTTGTTTGGCATTGAAGCTGGTAACATCCAAAAGTCTATCGGCCCTTTCTTAAATGAAGAAATGGTTAAACAACATCAGTACGTAAACGTAACACTTCTTAAACCTACTGCTGACAAAGTAACTCGTACACGATCAATGCAAGCTCGGATGCGCATCGGTGCTGTTAAGTTTGATAAGGCTGCAGACTGGTATCCTGACTTAGAATCTGAACTAATGCGGTTCCCCAGAGATCGTCATGATGACCAAGTAGATGCGTTAGCTTACATGGGTTTGATGCTTGATAAGATGTATGAAGCAGCTACTGATCATGAAGTAGAGGAAGAAGAATATTGGGAAGAGGTACAAGATTCTGTTGCTGAAAATGGTAGAAATACTTACACTGGATATTAACTATGGCAATTGACGTTAAGATTAAACGTGAGACGCTCTTAACGTCTCCTAATGTAGCAGATCAAATCGACTCTGAAACTCTGGCAGAAATCGGTACTCGTGTCTGGGAAGGTTGGGATATTGATGCCCAGTCTCGTGGTCCTTGGGAAGACAAGATGAAAGAGTCTTTGGACTTTGCTCTTCAAGTAGCAGAAGACAAAACCTTTCCTTGGATTGGTGCTAGCAACGTAAAGTTTCCTTTGGTTACTATTGCAGCTCTCCAGTATCATGCACGAGCATACCCTAGTCTGCTACCGGGCTCTGACATCGTTAAATGTAAAGTCTTTGCTAAAGACCCAGATGGAGAACTACAGCGGACAGCAGATCGAATTGAAGCCCACATGTCTTACCAGCTTCTAGAAGAAGACGAAGCTTGGGAAGATAATATGGATAGGGTACTGATTACCCAACCAATTATTGGCTGTGCATTTAAGAAATCGTACTACGATCCAGTTCAAGGACACAACGTATCTAAGAACATTCTTGCTAAAGACCTGTACATTCCGTACTACGCAGAATCATTAGAGACTTCTCCTCGAATTACAGAAATCATTTACCTGACACATAATGATGTGTATGAGCGTGTAGCCCGTGGCTTATATGTAGATTATGAAGAGGCACCACCTCCTGCACAGGAAGGAGCTGATGTCCTCGAAGCTGCACGAGCTGAAGCTCAAGGTATTGTCCGTCCTGGCAGTGATCCTATCCAGCCTCTTGAGTTCTTGGAGCAACATTGTTTTCTGGATTTGGATGGCGATGGCTACGAAGAGCCTTACGTGGTTACCGTTCGGAAAGATACGAAACAAGTTTACCGAATTGTTGCTAGATACTTTGACGATTCCATCACGTATGGCTCCGATGGAAAGACAGTTATCAGCATTCGTGCTGAACAGTATTATACTAAGTTCCCCTTTATCCCAAGCCCAGACGGAGGTATTTATGATCTGGGTTTTGGCGTATTACTGGGCCCTTTAAACGCATCTATTGATACTCTGTTGAACCAGCTTATTGATGCTGGTACTCTTTCAAATACTGCAGGCGGCTTCTTGGGCCGTGGAGTTAAACTGAAAGGAGGTGATCATTCTTTCCGTCCGTTTGAATGGAAACGAGTAGACTCGACTGGGGACGATCTAGCTAAAGGCATTTACCCATTGCCAGTGCGAGAGCCTAGTGCAGTTCTATTCCAACTCCTAGGATTGCTGATTGACTACGGTGAGCGGATCGGAATGGCAACTGACCCAATGACAGGTCAGAACGTAGGTCAGAACACTAAGACAGGCACAATGGATGCAATGATTCGTGAAGGTGAGCGTGTATTTAACGGCATCTTTAAACGAACATACCGAGCACTAAAATCTGAATTCAGAAAGCTATATCGCTTGAATCAGATTTACTTGCCAGATGAAAATGACTTCGATGAAATGTTCTCTGGTGTTGGGGCCATACAGCGTAAAGATTACATGTATAGCTCCAAAATTATTTTCCCTGCTGCTGATCCGTATATGGTATCGGATACACAGAAACTACAACAGGCAATGGCATTGAAACAAGCTGCTATGTCTACTCAGGGATATAATAAATACGAAGTTGAGAAAAGATATCTCACAGCTCTACAAGTTCAGGATATTGATCAAGTATTCCCTGATCCGAAAGGCCCGAATGCTATTCCGCCTCAGCCTCATCCGAAAGTTCAGATTGAACAGATGAAGGCACAAGTTAAGCAAATGGATATGCAGATGAAGGCTAAGATGGCACAAATGGAACTGATGCAGGAAGCAGAAGTTAATCGTGCTAAGATTCTGAAACTAGAAGCAGACGCAGTTAAGGCATTGGCTGAAGCAGATGGTGTGAAAGCAGGACACACAGTTGCTCTTATTCAAGCTCAGATTGGTGCAGCTAAACACCACCAAGATGGGATTTTGAAGGTCATAGAAATCCTGCAAAAACAGTTAGGAGAAGGTAGTGACATTGGACGAATGGCAGGAATGGCAAATCCATCCGGCAACCAAGGCGTTCCTCAGTTACCTGCAGCAGGCCCAGAAGGAGCTACAGCGCCAGTGGGCTAATGGTGGGTTTACTACAGAGAGTGCAGACGGTACAGTACAGCTTAATGCAGAAGCGTTGGGCATGTATCGAGCACTCTCCCAAGTACTTGAGTTAGATTATGAGACAATTAAAGAGGGATTTGATGGCTAAAAATAAATGTGGAATTACTCCCGTAGGTACGGTTCTAGTTATTCTACCAGACCCGGTAGAAGAAACATCAGAGTCTGGTATCGTACTGACCACTGCTTCTGAGTCTGATCGACTTAAGCTAGCACAAACAGACGGAGTAGTAATTGCAATTGCACCAGATGCTTTTACAGATTTGGGGGAAAGTAAACCTCGCTGTAAAGTTGGTGACCGTGTTATTTTTGCTAAATACGCAGGCATGATTCGTAAAGGCAATGACGATGTTGAATATCGTCTGATCCATGACCGAGATGTGTTGGCAGTTCTGGGAGATAATAAATGAGTGAAGAAAATGTAGTAGTTGATGTTGCAACACCAAATCCATCGGAAGTAGAAGCACGTAAGTTTGGTTGGGTTCCACAAGAAGAATTTCATGGTGATCCTAATCAATGGCGAGATGCAGATACTTTCTTGCGTAAGGGCCGAGAGATTAATGGCTTCTTGCGAAAGGATTTGGAAAAACTAAATACTCGAAATGCTACTCTAGAAGCTGAACTTACTGAGCTTCGTGAGACTATGACTGAGTTTAGTAAGTTTCATCAAGAGACTGCTAAACGAGAGTATGATCGAGCCCTTCGTGATCTTCGTGAACTAAAGAAAGAAGCTATTGCAGAAGGTGATGGTGATCGAGTAGTTCAGATCGAAGATGCAATTGATCAACTTAAACAAGAAAAACCCCCAGAAGTAAAAGCTCCAAAAGAGCCGCCAAAAGTAGACCCGGTTTTCATTCAATGGCGTGAACAGAACCAGTGGTATGGTACTGACGAAGACATGACTGTCTTTGCTGATGGTTTTGCAGAACGTCTGCGTAAACAAAAACCTGAATTAGTTGGCCTTGACTTTCTTGCAGAAGTAGAAAAGAAAGTACAATCGACATTCAAAAAAGAAGTACGCCCAAGTGCTCGTCCTAGTCCTGTAGATGTTTCTACCCCTAGCCGTGGCAGCACTTCTAAGAAAAGCTATGCTGATCTTCCTGCAGAGGCTAAACAAGCTTGCGATAAATTCGTAAAGCAGGGTTTGCTGTCTAAAGACCAGTATGTAAAAGATTATTTCGGAGAATAAGATAATGGCACGAACTGCCCAAGTAAGTGAAGTTGTAGAACAAGAAAAGACCACCACCCCAGAACAGAAACGAGCAGCCCGTAAAGAACGGATTCCGTTTGGTGTTCCTCGTAGTAAGTTGTCTGTTTACAAAGATATTCCCGGCTATCATCTGCATTGGGTTAATGATGAAGCTGGTCGTGTCTATGCTGCAGAACAGGGTGGCTATGAATTCGTTGCTCCACAAGAAGTAGGTCAGGATAGCGAGGATACTCGTCTAAAGGTTCTTGTTGGTACAACTGAAAATGGCGAAGGTTTGTTTGCTTATCTTATGAAGATTCGACAAGAGTGGTACGAAGAAGATCAACTGGAATTGCAAAAGAACATTGATCGAGTTGAGTACGCAATTAAGAATGGTACATTTGAGAGCGACCCTAGCCAACAACGTTATGTCCCTAAACAAGGGATTCGTATGAGTACTAAAACTGAAAGGTAAAAAACTAAATGGCTAACGTAAATGCTCCATTTGGCCTTCGTCCGGTAAAGCATATCGGCGGTGCTTCTTGGAACCAACAAACAAATGTGTATTACATTCCGTCGGGTGATACTAACGCCTACGGCATTGGTGATACAGTTATCTCGTCTGCTCAGGGTGACCTGACAACTGGTATCAGTGGTGTCACCTTGTCGGCAGCTCGTGGTGCAGTAACTACTGGTAACATTCGAGGTGTTATCGTAGGTATCGGTACTGCCCCTTCGACTCCGGGTGGTAACTTCCCCGGTGCCTTTGATCCTAACAACTTGAATATTGCGTATATTCCGGCAACTAAGACTCAGGCATATTATGTTTGGGTTGTAGATGATCCGACCGTTATCTTTGAAGCTCAGGCTGATTCGGGTACTTTGGCTGCTACTGCTCTGAATAAGAACATTGGTTATACCAATACTGCTCCGACTAGCTCCCTGACTACTTCTGGTGGTGTTCTGCATTCTGCAACTGTGTTGACTACTGCTTCGGCTAATACCACTCAAGCACTGCCTCTGAAAGTTGTTGGTGCTCCGTGGACACCGGATAATGATCTGACTTCTGGTTATGCTCGCTTCTATGTGATGATTAACCAGCATGAACTTGGCAATAACACTGCTGGTGTATAATAATTAAGGAGAACTAGATGGCTGGCGTAATTATGACAAGCAATCATCCTAAGGCACTTTGGCCTGGGGTGAACGCATGGTGGGGTAAATCGTACCAAGACCACCAAACAGAATATACTGATTTGTTTGATACCTTTTCGTCGAATCAGGCATATGAAGAAGATGTACAGATTGTGGGCTTTGGTCTTGCTCCGGCAAAACAACAAGGTGCTCCGGTTCAGTATGATTCGGAAATTCAAGGCTTCTTGACTCGCTATACCCACGTAGCATACGCTCTTGGTTATATCGTGACTCACGAAGAACTTCAGGACAATCTGTATGAATCAGTTTCTAAAACTCGTTCTGCGTCCTTGGCACGCGGTTTCCGCCAAACTAAAGAACGCGTGGGTGCAAATATCTACAACCGTGCATTTAACAGTTCTTATGTTGGCGGTGACGGCGTTGCTCTGTGTAGCACTGCCCATATTAATACTTCGGGCGGCACTTGGTCGAATAAGCTGGCAGTAGATGCTGACTTGTCGGAAGCTGCTCTGGAAGATATCACTATTCAGATTATGCAGGCACAGGATGATCGTGGTCTGCTGATTAACTTGATGCCTAAGTCGCTGCACATTGCTCCGGCTAACTGGTACAATGCTAATCGTATTCTGAAATCGGTATACCAGACTGGTACTGCAAATAACGATATCAACGTTATCAAAGCTACCAATGCTCTGCCGATGGGCATCAAACTGAACCATTACTTTACTTCGCCACAGGCTTGGTTCATTCGTACTAACGTTCAAAACGGTATGAAGTACTTCGAGCGTGAAGGTATTAGCTTCACTCAAGATAATGACTTCGACACCAAGAATGCTAAAGCAATGGCATACGAACGTTATTCGTTTGGTTGGACTGATCCACGGGCGGTATACGGCAGCAATGGGCCGTAATGAGTAATAGAAGAGGGGCTTAACGGCCCCTTTTTTATCTGGAGTTTTAGATGTCAGTTATGAAAAGTAAGAAACGAGATGAGCAAGTAAAAACACAAAAAGAACCTGCTCGTAAAAAGAAACGTTTGATTGGTGGCAAGTCCATCAAGAAACAATAAACATAGTAGCGATGTACAATACATCGTTAGAAATGCCTAACGCTACTAAGGAGTAATAATGGCACAACCTGTTCGTTTTCCAAGTGGTGTATCCACTTATCCGCCAAAAAATACTTTGGCATCTTTCCCGAGTGTTCCGGCAATCAATCAAGCAAGTCTTGTAAACGAATTTATTCCGTATCGTGCAGGTGATTTTACTCCTGCCCAGACTAACGGTGCAGGCGCTTGGCTTGGTTGGAACAACGGCGGTCTGACTCTCAGCACTACTGGTGCTACTGCCGCAGATAAAATTATCTTTGGTATGAATGCTCAGTGTGCCGTCTACATGCCCGGTAATCAGCTTTGGACTTCAGTTACTATTGCAGTACCTAGCACCATCTCTGATACTAACTTGTACATAGGTGAAGCAAATACTCAGGATATTACTAACTCGCCAACTGATGGCGTTTATTTCCTGAAACCCGTTGGTGGTACTACTGTAAACTTGATTATCAAGAAAGCAGGCACCACTACTACATTCACTAACATTGCAGACCTCGCCAAACCTTCCGGTATTTATGGTGATGCTACTAGTACTGCAGGTACTTTGAGTTTTAATACTTCTGGTACTACCTTGACTAGTATTGCTGTTGCTACACATGGTTCTGGTTATCAGCAGGCTCCATATCTGCAAGTAACTGGTACTGGTGGAACTGGTGCTCAAGCATATTGTCAACTACGTAGTGGCGGTCTATATGCTCCATACGTAACTGCTGCCGGTTCTGGTTACACTGCTGGTACTTTTGCTGCCAACATCTTGCCTTGGATTACTCTGAGTAAATACTACGACGGTAAAGGCACCTTGTACATTGGTGTAAATGGTAAAACAGTAATGTCGATTGGCCCACAAGGTCAAACGAGTATTACTGCTGGTGGTACTGCTACCAATGCTTCGTTTAAATCGTACTACGTAACTAACCAGTTGACTACTGGCCAAGCTCCGGTACAACCAAAAGCAGGTGCATTTGATAATATGATGCCTATGGTTCCGATGTATCCGGGTGGTGGTTTTACTAATACTACTACTAATGCACGTACAGCCTACATGGATTCGTTCCAACTTGGTTTTGAGTATAACTAATCATGGCACAAGCACCTACTACTTCAAGTGGTGGTGCTAGTAAGAGTGGTGGGGCTTCCAGTAAAGGAGGCTCTACCTCTTCTTCTAAGCAAACCACTACAAAACAAAGTTCTTCTAAATCTGGTAAATCTGATCCAATTATCTCTAATGCCAATCATATGCCGGTGTTACAGGCACGTAAAGGGCAGGCAGGAGAGTACGCCACCAAAGGTAAGTGGGGTGCTTGGGCAGATGGCCAAGAAGCATTTAAAGGCTAGTTAAAATGGCAGCAAGCTACTACAAATCGGGGTCTTGGAATTTCATCTGCGAAGTTTGTGGCCAACAATATAAAGCAGAGCAGATGCGAAAACGATGGGACGGTGTTATCACGTGTCCCAAAGATTGGGAACCAAGACATCCACAAGACTTTGTNNAAGACACCCACAAGATTTTGTACGAGGAGTACGGGACAATCAATCTGTGCCTATCTCCAGACCAGAACCACCAGATCAGTTTATTCTATTTTGTACTTTGATTGATAGCTGCTCTGTTGTGGATTTAGCTACGGTAGGATGTGCTATTGTTGATAGGCCAATTCCTCCCGGATTTAACCCATACGAGTAACTTATGTCAGATACTACATTCATTTCTCAAGTAACACAAATAACTGCTCCTTGGGCACAAGACGTAAACAACACTGTTTATCATGCTCTTGGTTCTGGTGGTGTGGCTCCAGCAACTCCTCAAAATGTTATTGATAACCTAGGCTTGTCTGGTGCTACGGGTGCCTCTAAGATTGGCTTTTCTCCTGTCGGTGGACTAGTATCCACCCAAGTTCAGGCTGCTATTGCCGAAGTAAATGCTAAAATTCCTGTTGCATC